GGGCGGTGTCGTGCCTGCAATGTATTTCAGGCAGTCAAGCACCTGCGCCGGTGTCATGCCTTGCGCCCGGAGCCAATCGGCCAGCCGGTCAAGCTCTTTTGCTGTCGTGTCGTTCATGGTGTCCTTTCTCCTCCTGTCCGGGTATTCAGCTTGCAACCCTGTTGCGTGTCGCTTGCTGTGCCTGAATGGTAGCACGCAACAGGGTTGCTTGTCAAGCCCTGTTGCGTGCTTTCTGCGTTTTGCACAAAATCCTGTTGCGTGCTTTGTGCAAGTTGCACTGTTGCGTGTTTTTGATTTATAATATATAATAAAACTATCCCCAAAATAGGAGGCTAACAGATGGCAGTATCAGAGAATAAGCGAAAAAATAACGATAATTACAACAAGAAATGCGATTACATCAGCATTAGGCCGCTGAAAGAACGCGGCGAACAAATCAGGCAGGCGGCCAAACTGGCCGGGCAAAGTCTGCAAGGGTACATCTTGCAGGCCTGCGCCGAACGCATGGAGCGCGACGGCCTGCCCATCGACCAGCCCGCCGCCGATGAAGAAAAATAAAACAGATCAGCACAAAAGCCCCTGCAAGCTCACCGCTGAACAGCACCCCATTTGTTAGACAGTATGATATACTATCTAACAAGTGGGGTGTTTTGCTATGCCAAAAGGAGTAC